GGGGCAGTGAATGCTTACGCATACCATATCGTAATCCTTTTAACGGTCGCAACACATTTTATGTTCCTGATTTTTTAATAACTTATCAAGACAAAAATGGAAATAAAATCAGCGAAGTAGTTGAAGTGAAACCCCGAGCTCAAGCAGTATTGGGTGAAGCAAGATCACAACAAGAAAAAGCCGCAGTGGTTTTAAACATGGCTAAATGGGAAGCTTGTAAAGCATGGTGTCAAAAACACGGTTTGAGGTTTAGAATTCTCACTGAAGAAGATATATACAATAACTGGCAACCGAGAAGCAAGCCTAAAAAACCAAGATCCAGAACAAGATGACAAAAAAGCTAGAAGATTTTTTTAATGTTGAACCACTAGAAATTGATCGAAGCGAAAGCACCAATGAAGATCAATTAGAATTAGTCAAGACATCTAACGAGATGCCAGCTGAACTAATAATTAAAGAGCAGTTATCTATTGCAGATAGAATAGACGAAGCTTTACCGCAAGTCAAAGGGCTAGAAATTGACGATAAAAGTTTCGATGACTATGCTGAAAAAGCCATGGATAGTTTTGAAAAACTCATGGATCTTGGAATGAATGTTGATGATAGAAATGCCGGACAAATTTTTGATGTCGCTAGCAAGATGATGAATAATGCAATCAGTGCAAAAACAGCAAAGCTTGATAAAAAGCTTAAGATGGTCGAGTTACAACTCAGAGCAGCTAGACTAGCCAATGACACAAAAGACAAAGATCCCGAGCCTCAAGCTGCTGGCGATCTTAGCACAGACAGAAATGCTATCCTCAACTTAATCAATCAAAACTTAAAAAATAAACAGTAATACAAAAGTAGGTCGATATACTACTATCCTAGGCATAGATAGTAGTATGAAAATTCTCGAAATAATCAATGAGGATCGAAACTATACAAAAACAGTAGGCAAATTAAGACCTGATCAAATTAGCACATTGCCCAGTGCCCATTTAGTTTCTGGAACAGCAGACAGGGTCTATGATTTATATAGACTAGGGCTTAAAGCCGCAGAAGCCGACGGCATTCATCCTATAAAAGGCAGCAGTGAAAGTTGGGTGGGCAGGAATAACACTATTCATCCTTATACAAAAAACGAAGCAGATATGCTAAAACACGCTTACAAAGCCAATGGTTTAGTATGGACGGACGAGCTAGCACCAAATACACAGAACAAAAGCATCGAGCCTAAAAATACTCATAAAGTTAGTCCTGTTGCAGGTACAACTTGGAAAAAGTATACATCATAGCTTAGATCCATTGTAACTACCGAAACCTTAGAAACGAAGATAAATAAAGTATCGGAGAAATACAATGGCAACTCTAAGAGAATATATCGAACAGCTTCAACAGAAGCACGACATTAGAATTAAAATAGCATGTGAAGTCTCGGACGAAATGATGGACAAGATTGAGCGTCACTTGGAAAAGTATGATGTTCAAAAAGTAAACAAACCAAACAAAACTATCCTTCAAGCTCGCCCTTTAGATTTTCCTAACATGGACATGGCAGAAGTTTATATCATTGACTTTACTTGTCATTTGCCCGTTAGCACAGGCATGTTGCATCAAGAACTAGCAAAGCTATTGAATATGCAAGAAGGAATGATTGTGGTTCGAAACGCAAACGAACCAAGAGAAGTCGAAGCAGAACATGACGAAGAAGCAGAAAAATTTAAGAAAAAGCCAGAGAAGTTAGAAGCCAAATTAGGCACAGACTACAGTAAAGACGAAGCTGCCGAACAAAAAGCAGACGAGTTATATGGCGACAAATTTAACACCAGTTTCTTAAAAGAATTAAAGAAAATAAGCGACAGCCGTAGAAAAGAACTTGGACAAAAGAAAGTTTCTGATCCGGATGTGCCAGCAAGCTCACCAGAGATCGGTGATAGCAAAACAACAAACAAGACCAGTCCTGTTGCCAATCGCGGCCCAGTGGTTATTAAAGGAAAATAAAATGGATCTATTTAACATTCTACAAAAGCTACAAGCAATCGGACAAGTAACTGAAGCAGAAGAAAAATGCTCTGAGTGCGGTCATACACCATGCGAGTGCGACGATAAAGAAAAAGTTGAAGAAGCTAAAAAGCCAGATGCAGACGGCGACGGTGTGCCTGATTGGGCTGACAAAAAACCTGGCGCAGACGACAAAGAAGAAAAAGTCGATGAAGGCGCAATGGATAAACTAAAAGCATTTGGTAAAAAAGCTTTAGATACATTAGGTCACGGTGACGATGAAGCAATGATCAAAGACTTACAGCGTAAGATGGGTGTACCACAAACAGGTAAAAAGCCAGAAGCAGAGCCAGAGAAGCAAGTTAAAGAAAGCGAACTAGATTTATTGCGTAAGCTAGCTGGTTTACAAGAAGCAAAGATTGATGAAGATGATGTCGAAGAAGGCAATGAATTCAGCGGCGCATTACAAAAAGCTAAAGCAGCCGGTGAAGAAGAATTCGAAGTCGGTGGCAAGAAATATAAAGTAAACGAATGCGGTGATATGGATCAAATGGCACAAATGAGTCCTATGAGCAGTGTCAGCGACATGGCAACACCAGTTCAAGTTATCCAAAGTCCAGACGCAGAAATGGCAGCAGGCGAAGAGCAACCAGAAATGGCACAAGAACAAGAGCCAGCAAGATATACACTAACTATTTCTAACGGTGACAGCAACCTAAGCATGACAACAGATGTTCCTGATGAAATTATTCATATCATGAAGCTAGCTGGTGTCAACAAAGGTGCAGAAGTAACTAAGCAAGCCGCTCCAGAAGCCGGCGAAAAAGAAGTAGAAGAAGCTTGGGGCAACACTCCAACAGCTACTAAAGAAAAAGAACCACATGCCTACGGAGACATTCGTGACTGGGCAATGAAAGGCACTGGCGGCGGCAAAGCTGGTAGCGCAGCCAACAAGCCATACGGAAGTGGCGATAATCCTTTAAGCGAAGACGCCATTCTTGGCGACTATAAACTATTCAAGTCTAGCAAATGAGCGGCACCCCGGTACTTGTAAAAGCGCCATATAAAAAAGAAAGTTATACAGAAGATCAGATAGCGGAGATTGTAAAATCCGCTACTGATCCTGTTTACTTTATTCAAAAGTATATGTGGGTGCAACACCCAACAAAAGGTCGTGTACGATTCATGCTATACGACTATCAAGTAGAACTAATAAACTGCTACCACAACAATCGTTACAGCATTAATATGCTTGGACGACAAATGGGTAAGTCAACTTGCGCCGCAGGCTATTTGTTATGGTATGCAATGTTTGTTCCGGATAGTACAATTCTTATTGCCGCACACAAGCACACAGGTTCACAGGAAATTATGCAACGGGTTCGTTTCATGTACGAAAACTTACCCGAATGGATCAAAGCAGGTGCAACTAGTTACAACAAAGGTAGCATCGACTTTGATAATGGAAGTCGTATTGTCAGTGCCACAACAACAGAAAACACTGGTCGTGGTATGTCTTTGACACTAGTATACTTAGACGAGTTTGCTTTCGTTCCGCCCAGGATTGCCAAAGAGTTTTGGACAGCACTAAGCCCAACATTATCTACAGGCGGTAAGTGTATTATTACAAGTACACCCAACCAAGACAATGACCAATTTGCACAGATTTGGAACGATGCTGAAAAGAAGTTTGATGAATACGGAAACTTCAAACTAGTTGGTAAAAACGGCTTTGCTAGTATTAAGTTTGTTTGGAGTGATCACCCTGACAGAGATGCCGCCTGGGGCGACCACGAAAAAAGCAAAATTGGTGAAGAACGATTTATGCGAGAACATGAATGTAAATTCATTACCGCGGACGAAACTTTAATCAGTAGCATGAAACTAACAAACTTAGTTGGTGTAGATCCAATCAACAGGGTTGGTCAGTTGCGTGTTTATACACCCGTTGACAAAGAAAAAATTTATATTGCAGCTTGGGATCCTAGCCTAGGTACAGGTGGTGATGCAGCCGCTATTGAAATTTTTTGTTTACCTGACTTAGTTCAAGTAGCAGAGTGGCAACATAATAAAACAGATATCCGGGGACAGCTCAGGAACTTGGTTGCTATTTTAGACTGGCTAAAAGAACAAGGCGTTCAAAATGATAACATCTACTGGAGCGTTGAAAACAATACGCTAGGAGAAGCGGCTCTTGTAGCTATTGCAGAATATGGCGAAGAACGAATCGCAGGACATTTTATTACAGAACCCGGTGCCAAACGCAGGGGTTTTAACACTACAAACAAAAGCAAACTTGCGGCTTGTACCAAGCTCAAATACTATGTTGAAACAGGCAAAATGGTACCAAAAAGCAAAAACCTAGTTCAAGAGTTAAAAACATTTGTAGCACACGGAGCAAGCTTTGCAGCCAAGGAAGGCGAAACAGACGATCTGGTCATGGGTACAATTCTAGCAGTCAGGCTAGTAGAGTACATTATGAAATATGACGAAGTAACTTACAATACACTAGTTGAGCGAACTAGCAGTGATTTCCTTGCCCCTATGCCAATTGGTATAATTTAATAAGAAATAGGTAAATATATACATGGTAGATTACAATGAAATTGCGGATAGAATTTTTGACCAGCTTAAGGGGTTCGGGCATACAATTATCATTTTTGATAAAGGTGGCCGCCAAACAGCTGATGCCAAGAAAGGTCGCAGTTTCTATAGCAAAGATCAAAAATTTACAGTCGAACTTAAAGATAGCTCGGAAGAAGATAATAAAAATAAGAATGTTATCAAAATTAAGTACGGCGCAGGAACAGATTTAGACAAGATTAAAAAGCTTATTGCCACAATAAGAAACGGCATAGCAAAAAAATACTTATTAGGAGTTGATGTTATGCCATACACTGGTAAAGACATAGAATTAAAGGATGTAGATAATATGGTTAAAGAAGGCCTAAGTCCAACAATGGGCTCAACAAAAACTAGCTATCAGCAAACAGAAGGCGCTAAATTAATCATTCGCCACAACAAACCAGTAAACGAAGAAGTTCGTGGTAGTCGTAGTCGCAATATCAGTGCATTGTTTATTGAAAATGCACAAGGCGAACGATTCAAATATCCTTATAACCATTTACTAGCAGCTCGCACAATGACACAGCATGTGGCAGAAGGCGGAACACCATACGATCAACTTGGACAAAAGATCATTAGCCTAAGCGAAGAAAGAAACCAACTTATTCAAGTTAGTAGTTACATCAAAAGCCACGGCTTACAAGAACAAGCAGGTGATGTTCACGGTGCAGTAACTTATCGTTTAAGCGAAATTAAAAGCTTGTTGGGCAAATATAACCCAGAGCGTATTACCGCAGACATTCACGAAGCAGACGAATCTAATCTGGAAGAACTGAAAGAACGACTAACCAAAAACATTTTTGACGAAAGCATCGACGGCATATTACCAAAACTAAATGGCTACATTAAAGAATTTAAACAACAAAACGCTTACAAAGAACAATTCGAAGCACTAAAACAACAAGTAGAAGAATCTGAAACTATTCAAGTAAGTTCTTTACCAGATTTAGATTTAATGAGTATGGTTGTTTACGAAAGTCCAACTATCAACACAACAGAATTGATTAATATGGTATTACCAGTATTGGAAGACCAAGAAATCAAAAACGGTTTAGAGCAAGTTAGCAACTATGTTCGCGAAGGAAAAATTGACGCTATGGAAGCAGAGAATCTAACCCGTAGCATTATTGGCAAGTGCGAAGTAGCTCGTCCAAGATTAGCTGACTATATGGAAAACAAAGTATTTGAAAGCATTGCCAAAAAGTACAGCGTCGAACAAATACTGAAATGAAGAAGTAAATAATAGTGCAATTTTGCCAAAAGGTGAAATTGCACTTGTATAATAGACAATAGTTTGTTATACTATGTTCACAAGATAGGATGTCTTGTGTTCCAGGCAACTAAAATTTTTTAAACCCTGGCCTAACTTAGGAGAAAATTATGGCAACATCACTAGCAGAAATCCGTGCTCGACTACTCGAGCAAGAAAATCGTCAAAGCGGCACAAAAACTGGCGGCGGCGACAATGGAATTTTTCCGTTCTGGAATATTCCCGAAAACTCAACAACAATTCTTCGTTTCCTTCCTGATGGAGACGAATCTAATACTTTCCCATGGCGCGAACGCCAAATGATTCGTTTGGAGTTTGCCGGCGTTAAAGGCGGCGACGAAAGCAAGCGAGTTGTGGTACAAGTTCCTTGTATGGAGATGTGGAAAGAAACTTGTCCTATCCATGCAGAAATTCGTCCTTGGTTCAAAGACAAAGGTCTTGAAGACTTGGGTCGTAAGTATTGGAAAAAGAAAAGCTACATTTTCCAAGGCTTTGTAGTTGACACTAAACTACAAGAAGAAAATACTCCGGAGAATCCTATTCGTAGGTTGATTATCAATCCTAGTATCTTTAACATTGTTAAAGGTGCTCTAATGGATCCAGAAATGGACAACCTGTTCACAGACTTTGAAAACGGCACAGACTTCCGTTTGACAAAGACCACAAAAGGTCAATACGCTGACTATAGTACTAGTAGCTTTGCTCGTAAAGAGCGCGGATTGAACGAAGTTGAACTACAAGCCATTGCTGATCACGGCTTGTTTAACTTGAACGACTTTATGCCTAAGAAGCCTACTAAAGAAGAAGTCGATATCATTTATGATATGTTCAAAGCCAGTGTTGATGGCGAATTGTATGACCCACAGCGTTGGGGTCAACACTTCCGTCCTGGCGGTGTAAACTTAGGTAATCTAGGCGTTGCCGCTGCCAGCGACGACGAAGAGTCTACACCTGCACCTAAGGCTGCTCCTGCTCGTCCTGCACCTGTTGCAGTTAGCAAACCTGCCGTAGTTGAAAGCGAAGACGACGATCCTCCTTTTGACACTGACAGTGCCGCACCCGAAGGCAAAAAGAATGTCAACGACATTCTGGCGATGATTCGTAATCGTCAGCAAAAGTAATGCAATGGCCCGGGCGATACAAGCCCGGGTTTTTCATGCTTAAAAAACGATTATTAACTAATAGAGATATGACGCTACCAGACGAACGATATCGCGCTGTTGCCGCCGCTAGGGAGTTGTTGCTAGAAATAGCCAATCCCGGTGGCAGATGGAAGCGTATACCAAAAGAATTGCGATTACATTGTATTCATGCACTGCGACACTATCCCACAAAATATGATATGAAAATTGTGGCAAATGACTGTCCTGATATATTTCAAGAACGCATGGAACCGTTGACGAGAATGATTATGGTATACGATCAAGAACAAAAGGAAGAACAAAATGGCAAAACTTAATAAACTAGCAAAAGTAAATGAGTCTATCACTGTCTATCGTTATGACAACGGTTGGATGGTTGAAATTGGCGGTCGCAACAAGAAAGAAGATTGGTCTAATACCAAGACTCTTTGTAATACAGAAGAAGAACTTATTGCGCTAATCAAAGAATATAACACTATGGAATTGGACAGTTAATATGGTAAAACCTTTCGATGTAAGTAAATTTAGAAAAGAAATCACTAAAAGCATTGACGGTCTTAGTATCGGTTTCAACGATCCAACAGACTGGATCAGCACAGGTAACTATACACTGAACTATTTGATCAGTGGCGACTTTTTTAAAGGCGTACCTATGGGCAAGGTTACTGTGTTTGCCGGAGAATCTGGCGCAGGCAAATCATATATCTGTTCTGGTAACCTGGTTCGCCACGCACAAGAACAAGGCATTTATGTTGTTCTTATCGACAGTGAAAACGCACTAGACGAATCGTGGTTACACGCACTTGGCGTTAGCACTGATGAAAGCAAACTATTGAAGCTTAATATGGCTATGATTGACGATGTCGCAAAAACTGTTACTAAGTTTGTTGCAGACTATAAATCTTTGCCCGAAGAAGATCGTCCTAAGGTTTTGTTTGTAGTTGATAGCTTGGGTATGTTGCTAACCCCAACAGATGTAAACCAGTTCGAAGCAGGCGACTTGAAAGGTGACATGGGCCGTAAGCCCAAAGCACTTACAGCACTTGTTCGTAACTGTGTCAACATGTTTGGTAGCTTGAATATTGGACTAGTTGCAACTAACCACACTTATGCTAGCCAAGACATGTTTGATCCTGATGATAAAATCTCGGGCGGTCAAGGTTTTATTTACGCTAGTTCTATCGTAGTTGCTATGCGTAAGTTGAAGTTGAAAGAAGATGAAGACGGCAACAAAGTTTCTGAAGTCAACGGCATTCGTGCCGCTTGTAAGATCATGAAAACTCGTTATGCTAAACCTTTTGAAAGTGTACAAGTTAAGATCCCTTATGCAACAGGTATGAGTCCTTATAGCGGTTTGTTTGACCTGCTGGAAGAAAAAGGTTTACTCAAGCGCGAAGGCAACAGCTATCTTTATACAACTAAGGACGGCGAAGTGTTCAAAGCTATGCGTAAGGGTTGGACTAACGAATTGTTAGACAAAGTTATGGCAGATATTATGCTTCGAGATTTGACTGCCGGAGTAAATACAGCGACCGCAACCGAGGGGGATTGATATGTTACATGACGACGAAGTGAACTTAATTGTTGATGTATGGACCAGTATTAAGACATACATTGATAAAAAAGAACGCTATGACGCTGCCAGCGCATTTCTTCGTAGTTTAGAAAATCACTATGATATGGATAGTATCAGTGAAGAACTTGTCGGTAATGATTCTACTTTAGATGCAGTTATCAAAGATTTATATTCACTTGAAGAGGAGTATGAAGAAGATGATAGCTATGAAGAAGATAATTACGATTCTGACTACGACGACGAATGAGTGATTGGTACAGACGAGTGTCGGGCGACTTGTCGCAGTTGCCCGGCGCCATTTCCTATTTTGAATCCGAGTTACAAAGTGCTAGATTGGAAACTAGTATTAAAGGTAACTTAGAGTCTAACTCTCGACTGATTCCGGGTATCGTTGAACATCGTTTCAATCAGCTACAAGAAATCGAAGCAATCTTAGAATGGCTTAATATTCAGTTGCGTAAAAAACGAAGTGAAGTGTTTCGCAAATATACAGAAAACTACAACAGAGCACTGACTAGTAGAGATGCTGAAAAGTATGTCGACGGTGATGCTGAAGTAGTTGAATGGCATTTACTAATCAACGAGTTCGCTATGGTTAGGAACAAGTACTTAGGCTTGATGAAAGCCATAGACAGCAAACAATTCCAAATTAACAACATTACCAAACTCCGTGTCGCGGGCATGGAAGATACGGTAATGGGATAATTGACATAAATTCTGCTTTGTGCTAAACTGCTAGCTTGTTAAGGAGACAAGCATGGATTTTATTACCAATCGTTTGCGTATCATAGGTATTGCCCTTTGGGTGCTAATCTGTGGCTTGATCAACCCTTTAAAAGCCCTTAGAGTCCTGCGTGATGCTTTGAACCGTTAATTCCCCAATAATTGACAGAAATTGGGCAAGAAGCTATAATACATACATAGCGCAAAAAAACAGGAGTTCAAATGCGACTCACAATGACTAAGGAATACGAGGATCAACATTATCCCCTTCTGTCTTTGGAAGACGAACCCAGTATTCCTACAGTTGACCTTAAGTGGTGCGAGTATGACAAGAGCCGCAAGGTTTTAAAACTGGCCAGTGAATATTTTGGCATGCCACTGACATTTTTTGTCAAAAGTCATCATACTGGCAAAGAAGTGCGTTTTGTTCCTGTGACTCCTGCGGATGTGTTGTTCGATCAGGATCAATGGGACGGCGAGCAACAAATTTATCGCCCCCTCGGTAATGTCCCGGGCGTTGATCACATGGTGATTTACCACGCCTATTAAATATTGACAATAAATCCAATTTATTGTATAATACTTGTATTGTAACGCAAACGGAGCTCAAATGCTTACAGCAGATAAAGTAAAACTTCTTACTACAATGGGACCCACTGCCCTGAAAATGACGCTGGCATCTAGCGGATATTCAGGCAACGCCTTCAAAACTGCAAAGTTTGTTGGTATTACTAACGGCGGTCAGTTCTGCTATAAAGTTACTTTCTTTGATGAAGCAGGCACGGGCAAGGATGAAGTAGGCAAGGTTTTTGTTTCCTACGATCATGCAAACGATAGTATTACCGCTGATTTTTGAAAAATAGCCCAATATTGACAATAAATCCAATTTATTGTATAATACTTGTATTGTTAAACGAAACAGGAGTTTTTAAATGGCCCAAGTTACAGTTTTGCGCGGCGAGTATCGCAATAGCCCCGTTATTAACAGCACTTTCCGTCTTGTTGCGGATCTCAAGCAAGGTGCCAAAGGTAATTACATTACTGTAGAAGATGACGGTACTTTGGGCTTTCCTGGTAAAAGCATTCGCATTAAAGTTAAAAGCATGGAGGATATTTCAATGTCAGGTTCAACTGTTGCAGACATGACAGATAGCCAACGCCGTCAGGCTAGCAAAGATGACGGCAATGTGTTCAGTATTGTTAAGCCTGCCGAACCTGAAGTTTATACCGAAAGCGAAGAAGCCGCTATCGAGCGTATTCGTGAGCGTTTCGACATCCTGGACCAAATGGCAGAAGGTACGACTACTGGTGCAGTTCGTGCTATGATTGTCAGCGGCCCTCCCGGCGTTGGCAAGAGCTTTGGTGTTGAAAAGGTCATGGAGCAGGCCAGCCTGTTTGACAAAATGGCTCAACGCCGCAACCGTTTTGAAGTTGTCAAAGGTGCTATGAGTGCCATTGGCTTGTATGCCAAACTGTTCAGCTATGCTGATGAAGGCAATGTGCTAGTGTTTGACGACTGCGACAGCATTTTGCTTGACGACCTGTCTCTGAACATTCTTAAGGCTGCTCTCGACTCCAGCAAGAAGCGTTACATTTCTTGGAACACTGACTCTAGCATGTTGCGTCGTGAGGGTGTGCCGGATCGCTTCGAGTTCAAAGGTAGTGTAATTTTCATCACGAACATCAAGTTCGAGCATGTGCGTTCCAAGAAGTTGCGCGACCACTTGGACGCTTTGGAAAGCCGTTGCCACTACTTGGATTTGACCTTGGACACCCAGCGTGACAAGTACCTGCGTATCAAGCAGATTGTGCGTGACGGTATGCTTGACAGCTACGACTTCGAAGATGGCGCCAGCGACGAGATTGTTGACTATGTGTGGGAACAACGAGCTCGTCTGCGTGAACTGAGCCTGCGTACTGTACTCAAGATTGCAGACCTGCGTAAGATGAGCGCTCACAACTGGAAGCGTCTTGCAGAGACTACTATCCTTAAGCGTGTCGAAGCTTAATGGAGTTAGACTTACACGGCGTTAGACACTCGGATGTAGACAGGGTTGTAGAAAACTTTGTCTACATCAATCAAGGAAGTGTGCCGTTGACAGTGATTTGTGGTAATAGCATTAGGATGCTAGCCCTAGCAAAAGAAACAGTTAACAGGATTGGTTGTGAATACACAGAACCTAGATTTGGAGTAATTTGTATATTTAAAATTTGACATAGAATTAAATTTTATGTATAATAGAATTTAATTAGGAAGAATGGTTCGTCCTAGTTAATGGCCAAGTGAAGGCCGCAACAATGGGCAAGTGAAGCCCGCAAAAGGAAACTAAAATGGCAACATCAATCGCATCTCACGCGAATATCGTTAACGCACGATATAAAAACAAGGCTAGTCACTTTGTAACTCTACAAGATCGACTAAACGCCGCACTTAAACACGCTCCGGTATTTCAAGCTCTGCTTGTTGGAGTAGTCGACGAGTTCAAACGCAGAAACGCAGAGTGGAAATCCTTTCTTGATCTACATCTTTGTCAAGCTGTTCAAGTTACCATGGATAGGATCTTAATTGATACTACCATGCAACGCCCCGTGAATCTCCGACATATTTTGAACATCCTGCAATATTTCCGTACGACAATGGCAATGGCTATTCAAGTATACGAAGATCCTGAGCGTCCGGGTTATTACATTGCATGGGACGGTCAACACACTGCTATTGCTTTGTACATTATTCTTACTAAAGTATTCGGTGAACTAACAGCTAAGGCCATAGTTCCGGTTGTTGTTTATAATGTAAAACACAAACTAGAAATCCGTCGTAACTTTATTTTGCTTAACGGCGATGCTAAAGAAGAACTTGATTTCTTCGACAAGTATGTGCAGATGGTAAACGGTGTTGAGTCCGACGGTGCCGATGACCAAGAATGGGTGGATACTGCTAAAAAGAATGAGTACCTAGCCAATGCCGGTTTATTTGTTACTCATAGTAAAATCGGTGATGACGACCAACCAGGTGCATTTACATTGCTAGCCGATACATTGATGAGTAAGAGTCTTAAAACACGCAAACACCCCGAAGTCACTCGTATGTTTGCCGAGTATTGGACTTATTTGGGTCATCAGCGTCCTGTGGAAGCCAAGGAAGCTCGCCAATTGTACGAATATTTTAATCTTTGTTATGAGCAAGGCATTAAGGTTGACCAAGCGTACTTACTCGATTTTGTGGCATTTACTAAAACATTTGGCGGCGATTTTAGTCCCACTGGTCCGTTCTGGGATAAGGTTAAAATGGCCTACGAAGAATGGTACAAGAAGGCTAACCCAGAGTCATACGCTGAGTCAGGCTTGCGCGGCTTTACCACAGAAATGCGAACAGGTATTCCGTTCTTGATTGCACAACTTAAGAAAAGTACTAAACTTAAAGTACCTTCGTTTATTCCTAACAATGGCTTCAC